AAATATGTCTGTTCCATTTTCACGTGTAAGCAATGCGACTATAAACGATATACAGTTCTACGATCCGGCAGCGGAGCGCAGAGCCGCAAGTTTGCAAGTGGACTGGGACGACTATTTTCATGTTGGGTCACAAGAAATACTTTATAAATTAGAGTTTGGCTGGTGGCCCAAGTATGTTGATACAGTCTTTGGTGCTTACTACTTTAAAAACAATACTCAAGGACAATTAATCAGTGCGTTCGATCCTAGCAAACTTGTTAAGAGCGACCAAACGTTAGTTAGACTTGATGTCTATCATGCTACATTAGTATTTTACGAAACTCTGGTAACAGACGTTAGTAACTTAAATGAAGTAGACATAGGCAACTATGAATTTGCTAAAACACGATTTGACAGAGAATGGGAAAAGGCTCTACAGTTAATGAATTTCTATGACCTATATGGTGATGGAACTCCAATAACAAAATTAGAAGAAAATTGGACTGCCGACGTTGATTACTTCAACGGCGATAGGAGATATTTCTAATGATTGGACCTATAATCACCCAACAACAAGTTGTTGCCGCATTAATGCAGGCAATACCTAGTATTTGGAGAATAGAAATATTTGATGATTTTCCAAGCGATGACGATATAGTAAGATATGGAATTTATGTCAGCGATATTCATACCGTTGAGAGAAGCCCATATAGTTTAGCAGTTAATTTGGGAGGTAATATTTATATTAATACTGACCAAGTTAGAATAGTATACATAAGTTTTCAAGATGATATTCACCAACTTGAAGTTAATAATTATATTAGCGGATTAGTTGACTATACAATGACTGGTGCATCACAACAATTACTTGATGGATATCACGAAAGAGATTTCACTCAAGAATTGTTTTATGGACCACAAAGTGAAAAACACACCTGGACATTTCAATTAAAAAGATTAGATTTTCAATAAGCCCATCACATAAGGAGAAATCATATGGCTCGCATTACGACAAATACTACTGGAACACAACCAGTAATCCAAATAGGCTTAGTAGGTGCAAACCTTGCTAATGTCTTAACAAGTATTAGTATCCCGTTTTTACAGGACGTAACTATTACAAACAGTACAGGTGTTTACAGTTATACAACATTCAGTGATGTAGATACACGTAAACTAAGTACTCCTGCTGATAACGAAATCAGTACCAATGTCGTTGTTGACAGTGTTGCCTACTTTGGTGACGCTGGCGCAACTGCGAATACAGCCGCAGAATTTGGTATTGCTAGTTTATCAATCAATAAGTACGAACTAGACTTCAAAATATTTTTGAATGGTACGGCAAACGGTGCTTATTACTATGAAGGTTCAGGATTTATTACAAGTCTTGCACCAACAACATCACCTGATGCACCTGTATTCGTGACTCCATTGACAATTGCTGTTGATGGTTCATTAACAGTTGGTACAGTCTAATAG